TCACAGATGCAACACCTGCCTTCGGTTCTTCCCGTCGGCACGGTATGAAATATGGATCCAGCGGCCCCGATTCTCGTCGATGAGCTGGTCGAATGGGATCGCGCTGGCTGCGATGCGTTCGAACAGCCGCAGATTATCCGCGACGCTGCCGGTGGTGATGTCGGCCGCTTCGCCCTTCATGTGCTGGCTTGCCGCAGCTCCGCCGACGGCTGCGTTGAGCGCCGGCGATCGGTAGCCGCTGTTCACGCCGATCGGCTTGCCCCAAAGTTCGCGCACGGGATCGAGGCATTCGTCCATCAGCGCATTGAGCCGGCGAATGACGTCGTGCGACGGCGCGTTGTCGATGCTGCGCGCTGCGGCCGTATCGGAACGCAGCAATTCGGAAAGGGTGAAATACGTTGCCATACCTATCCTTTCATTCGGTCATACCACATCTTTGCCTGCCAGCCTGCGGCGGCTCCTGCGGCCGCCCCGAATCCTGCGCAGAGCGTCGCCGTGGTGCGGATGCCGCTCGGCAGGAGATTGAACAGAACGACCAGCGCAATGACGACGGCCGACACGCAGAGTGCGATTTCTACTTGCTTTTTCATGGCTTTTACAGTATTAAGGTTGAAGCGATTTATACGTTATCGATACTCGGGCAGCAGGTATTGGATGTTCATGGCCGCCGTGTGCATGATCTCCCGCGCATTCTCCTCCGATACGGACAGCGGGCGGGTGAACTCGCAGAAGATGCTGCCTATCCAGTCGTGGCGGTTGTCGTTGAGCCGTTTGATGATGGCCGCCCGACATCCGTAACTCGAAAGGATGGACTTCGCATATTTGTCGTTCACCTGCTCGTCGATGTCCGTGATGTAGAGGAAGAGGTTCTTCACCAGATCGCTGCTGAACTTCGGCACCTCCGAAATCGGAAGGCCCTGCATGTGCGGTTTCATCGGTTCCACCCCTTTGCGCTTGACCTCGTAATAGACGGACAGCAGACTCTCGTTGCCGAGCGGATGCGGCTGTACGATATAGACCCGATCGGCATCCAACTCGTGCAGGACGCTCCACAACTCACCGTACACGATAGACGAATTGTCGGCCCGACGGATGCTTTTCGTCTCTTCGTCCTTTTTGAACTTCTCGATTTTCAGGTCGGTCAGCTTGTTTTTGCTGTACTGGTTATAGGCGAACCACGCTGCGATAATAGTCCCGAGGGCACTGATGATTGCGGGGAGATATTCCATAGCGATTTCAAAGGTTAGGCGTCGTATACATGCAGTGATTCCACCTCTTCGCGCTGCGCCATCCGCTCGGCTTCGAGCTCGGCGAGGGTCATCTCGTTGCGGTTGTACTCGTCGTTCGCCTCCTCGTATTGCGCGAAGTCTTGGGGATAGGTCTCGCGGAACGATGCGCCCGTCTTCATACATTTTGCAGCCCGCTCGTCCGAGGAGGCCATGATCGCACGCAGCGCCAGCTGCCGCGATTGCAAAGCGTCGATTCTCTTTTGCAGTTCTTCCATGTTCATAATTATTTTCGTTTTACAAGGCGGAAACGGGCCGCACATGCTGCGTTATACATTTGACGTAGGAAAACAAAACGCCTTCGGAACGATAGCTGATGAATGCAGCGCCGAGATCACCTTCGCAGCTCGTCCAGTAAGAAGTGGCGTTTGCCAATAAAGTCGCCTTTCCGAGACGCACCAGCGTGCGGTTCACGGGGTCGCGTTCCACATCGTCGGCCGTCAGTACGCGGTCGTGCAGGAGCAGGTAGAGTTCTTCGACCGACGGCAGCCACCAGCCGCCCGCTTCGAGTCCTGTCGTCGCACCTTCGACCGCGACGCCGTATTCGAGTGCGGCCGCTGCGGCCGGATAACAGGGTTTGCTCTGACCGTAAATATCCGTGAAACGCAGGCGGCCAATCTTCGCCGTGTTCGTCCTGCCGTCACGCAGCATCGCCCCGTAAGCGCTCGGATACTGTGCCATGTGCTCGCCGAAGAGATACGACGCATAATCCGGATATATTGCGCGCAGCTCGGCGCAGAACTCCGATGTCTCGAACGATGCCTGATCGACGATCGTCGCCGAACCGAGCGGCACGTTCGAAGTCGGGACGGTACCGTTTGCTGAGTAATATTGCAGGAACATTTCGGAATTCATTCCCGCCCGCGTACCACTCACGCCGTTCTTGCGTCGAACGTATTCGACCGTCTGACCCTCGTCGAGCAGCAGTCCCGTAAGGGCTACTTGATAGTTCGTGTCGTCAGTCCGTGTCGTGAGTGTCGCCCCGCTCACCGCTTCGACCGTCGTCCATGATTTCGCATAGCCGTTCGACGTGAGAACGACGCGCCCTGTCGCATCGTCCGCCGCTGCCGACCAGCCGCCGCGATCGGTAATGGACAGATTCACATCGCCCGTTCTCAATGCCGTATTGACAGCTGCTACGAGGTCAGAAAGCGTGGCGCCGGCGGTATAGGTGATCGTCTTTTCGTATGTGTCGGCGAATTTCAATACGATCGTTCCGCCGGCCGGGAGATCGAAGCCCGACAGGGCGACCTCGTAAGAAGCAGCCCAGAGGAATATAGTCGAATTGTCGAGCGATACGATCAGTACCCTGTCCCCCTGCCGTGCATAGACGACGGCCAGCGGGGTGAGGCTTTCGGGCAGCTGTGCGGCCGAGAGGGTCGCACCCTTGACGAACCGGATCGCACCGGCCGTCTTGTCGTAGACCACGCAGTCGCCCGCGGCGGCCGCATCCTTGCCCACGACGACGTTCACGCCGTCGTAGATGAGTTCGTTGTCGCTCGCGATGAGCGAGACGGCCGAGAGGGTCGACAAACGATTCGTGTCGGAGGCATACGCCGCACGATCCGTATATTTGTTTACTTGTGACATGGTATCGAGGTTTAGAGGTTTTTCCAATCCGACACGGCCGCGTTGCCCGTGGATTTGTAGACGGCGCCCGAGGCGGTGTCGATGTAGAGCTGGCCCGCACGGTCGGGTGCTTTCGCCGGAGCGCCGCTGCCTGTCAGGATCAGGCTGTTCGAACCCCACACGCCCAGCTCCCTGACCTGCAACGCGGGAATCACGGCAGCGCCCGACAGCACAGCCGTGAGCGTCCGTTCGAGGGTCGAGACCCGGGCTTCGAGGCTGCAATCCGACGCGGCGAGGACGTCAAGTGCATCGGGAATATCCGATACGGACACAGAGGTACGCATCGCCGAAAAGGTGCCTCCTGACTCTGTAATGGTCAATGCAATGTATTCCCCCGAAGATATATATTCGATTTCGAGTGTTATTTTCAGTGGCAGACCAACACTCCTATTTACATCTACTATCACAGGAATAGATGCACTCCTGTTCGCCGCAGCGGGATCGGTCGACACAACGACGATACAGTTTCGCCTGAGCAACTTCGAGCATAACTTTCTGAATGCGTCTACACCCCCGACGGCCGCACTGATCTCTTCGCTCGTACTGTCGCTATCGATGCCGAGATAACCGGAGGGAAGGGCCGTGTTGTTGAGCAGATCGGCCCACTCCATCGATGATGCCGTATACGGCAGTCTCGATAAGGTAAATGTTTCCGATGTCAACGTAAGACTGGACGGAAGCACGTATGTCTGCGATGCATAATATCCGATGACGGCCTTCGTATCGGCATGCACTCCATATCCTGACGGTACGAGGTATTGTCCTCCGTTATCGGGAATCCTGACAACAGGTACCGTGTGAATCGGATCCGCAACGATCCGATCGTATGCTGCCGCGATTTCAGAGGCAGACATATCGGGCAGATAGCTGTCGTCTATGGGGCCGGCTTTGGTCAACACCACCACAGGGGTTGTGTTCCCCAGAAACTCGGCGATCTGGTCGAGCGTGGCGAAGGTGGACATGCTATCCCCGTCCTGAATCTCCAACGCAACCGCACCGTTCAGGGTCTGAGCTTGCTGTAAGTCTTTGATCTTATAATTTGCCATAGTGTCATTCGGTTTTGGGTAGATCGCCCAGACGCAGGAAATCGTGTACGTTGGACGGATGTTGTCTGAGATGATGCCGAGCCGCTGCGGCCGTCAGATTCAGGTGTGTGTAGAGTTTTCCGCGATAGCGGATCACGATGCCGGATTTGAGCATGTAACCGCCGTTTGCGCCTTTCTGCTCCTTCCGCAAATAGGAGGCGATCATCGCGGCCGCATCACGGAAGCGGTTGGGACACCGGCCGCTGAAATCGGAAAGCATCGGACGCCCGAACACTTCCCGATAATCCGATTCGATCCGCTTCTTCTCTTCCATGCACAGAGAGGTGCCCGATGCGCACCTCTCCATGTACCAGTCCAACGGTTGCATACCCCTACTCGGCCGGAGTACACAATGCTTCCAGCGCGGCGCGAGAAACGTCGATACCGCCGGCGTCGAAGAAGATCTGCGGCGTCGGTGCGTTCTGCTCGATCAGGTCGCCGCCCCAACCTCCGTTATAACCGTCGCCGTACTTGTCGAGCGTCGCGTTCTGCATCGATGCGCCCTGTTCGTAGCCGATCACACAGAACGCCTGGCTGCCGTCCGCACCCTTCGCCTTGTTCTCGTAGACAGCGACCCAGTCCTCGTTCTTGAACGCCTCGATGTTCTGCGAGTTCGCGGGGCTGTCGGCCAGCATACGCAGCGGCAGCGTCTTGTTGATGGCGATGCCGATTTCGGCGTTCTGATCCTCGTAGATCAGCCCGTTGTAGGGCGTTTTGGAGGGAATCGAGAACCGATAGGCCCTCTTGCCGGATTTGAGTGCGATCTTGGTGATCTTCGGTTTGGTGTAGGTCGTCGCCGATTCGTCCAGATCGGACTTCTTGATAAGATAGGCAATCTTCTCGACGCCCACCCCATAGACCGTGTTGCAATCTTGCAGGATATCGCCTGCCAGATCATTGATACATTCTGCCATTGTTTTTTTAATTTATTATAAAAGGGTTAATTCGTGTTTGAAGCAAATATAGGATACGCAGGAAGGGTTCCTCCGAACTTTTCGCTGTTTTTTACCTTTTGCGTCCGGTGTAGCGCGCCGTCTCATCCTGCACCTTGACCCGCCGCTGACCGTTGTTTATATCCCTGACCGTCACGACAGGGTTCGGAAGCCGGCGCATCACGCGCTCGAACATCTGTTCCATCTGACGCATCCCCGAACTCTTCTCCGGAAGATGCCGCGTCGGAATGGCGTTGCCGCCGCTCGACACGTTCATCATCGAGAGCACCGGCCCCCAATCCACGACCGCACGGGCCGTCATCACGGCCTCGCCGTTGGACAGCCGCGCAGGGATGCTGTCGCTCGTACCCGTGCCGGGGCCGGTCACAAGACCGCCGCGGGAAAATTTCGGCGTAGCCGGTTTCTCGGCTTGATTCAAAACTTGGTACGCCTGCGCAATAGCGGAAAGGACAGCCGCAATCGCAGCCGCCATTTTGATCGGACGCGCGGCATTGCCTGCAATCGCTTCGGAGATCGCCAACGCCGTATTGACACCGATATTGAACAGCGCCAGCAGTTTTGCGAACTCGGCAAACTCCGCATTATCTTCGGCCAGCGTATTGAACAGATTGGCTGCCGCACCGCTGATCGTCGACATCGCCGTCAATGTGGTGTTTAGCTGATATTCGGCCTGCTCTTTGGTAATTCTTGCCGTCTCAAATTTCGCATCCTGAACCGCCATTTCACCATTGAGAACGGCCGTCTGGTATGCAACATCCGAATCATACAGAGATTCTTTCGTTGCTTCGTCCATACTCAGCAGTGCCTGGTATTTATCCATAGCGATGCGAAGCTCCTCCTGCGCGATCGCCCGCTGCGCGGAGAGACGTTTCCCATTATCCTCGCTTTTCAGGTCGGAATAGTTCTCGTTCTTGACTTGCGCACGAGCCAGGGCATCCATCTGGGCATCCATACCGAGGCGGGCCCTGATGCGCGCTTCCTCACGCGCCAACTCCTTGCGCAACGCCTCCTCGCTGTATTTTGCCTCGACGGATATTCGGTCTTTCTGATACTTTTCGTCCAGAGCCAATATCCGTTTGTTCAGCGTCTCTTTCTCTTGAAGGAGCCACGCCGCCTGCTCTCCTTCGGCGGTTTTCAGCAGGATGTCGATCTCGCCGATTCGCTTTTCTGCCGATTTTTTCGCAACCGAGTTTTGCTCAGAAATGCTTTTTAACTCGCTCTCTTTCGTCTTGGTACGCATCTGCTGGACGAGTTGGAAATAATCCTTCTCCGCTTTGAGGGCCGCATCTTTCGCTTCCTTGATGGATTTGGCGCGGGTTTTGGCGGTTTGGGTTGCTTTTGCATCGGTTTCATTCAGACGTTCTTGCAATTCCCGCAGAGCGGAATTTTCCTGAGCATTTAGCCGTTTTAACCCCGCTTCCATTTCTGCAAGTTTGTCGTTTGTCTCAACTGAATTCTTAGTCGGTTCGGCACTTAATTTCGCGATCTCGAAATCCAACTGGGCGATGTCCTTTTTGATTCCGAACATTTCCCGCGTCTTGTCTATTGCTTCCTGTGCATATTTTACACGTTCCGCATCCGAGTTTTTCAATTTATCGTTCGATTTCAGCCGCGCCTCCGCTATTTCCGCTTCGAGTTCTGCAATCCTTACGACGCCTTCCCTGTATTTGATGTTTCGTTCTTCCTGTTTAGCGGCTAACTCGTTGAATGTTTTTTGTAATTCATTAGCTTCAACACCTTGCCCCCAGAAGCTAATAAAACCACCTATAAACCCCGAGTGCATTATATCTTTCGCAAGGATTTTTAACTGCGTCCAGAAAAGTTTTAATTTCGATGTCGTTTCTACCGTCGCTTCGCCCATCCTGTCAATCGAATTGGTGTAGGCCGCATTCCACGCATCGGCTGCGGACATCGCCCTCTGATATTTATAAAACAGCTCTTCGTTCTCCTGAATACGGGCATTTACTTCCCGAATAGAAAACGATAGCGCCTGATAGCTGGCATAGATAGCAGCAATAGCAGCTCCGATAGGTGTAGCAATGAATGCCGCCATCTGTTTAACAAGAGACCCAATGGCACCTGCTGCACCCTTAATGACATTCGTAACGCCTCCCGCATTTTGAGCCGTTTGCGCAAGTTGCAGCAAGAAATTGTTCCCAACAGGAAGCGTGTTCTGAATGGCATTCTCATAATTGCCGACATTCGAACGATAATCGCCGATTGCGGCCTCCGCCTCTTTAACGGCGTCGCGCTGCGCTTTGATATGATCTACCAACGCTTTCCCGCTGGCGCTTTCGCGTTCGGCGGCCGATAACCTTCCATACTGCGCAATAAGGCCGTTCAGATTCGCGCGTAGTTGATTCAAAGACCCGTCAAGCTCTTTTTCGACCTTAATGTTATTTTGAATCTCTTTTTCATACTGTCTTTGTTCATCCGTCAAGGCTTTTGTGGTAGACTTCAATTCTAATTGTGCCTTTTTATAATCGGACAGCGAAATCTGGCCGGTCTCGTACTCTTTTTTGAGGTCGGCCAAAATCTTCTTATTGTCTTCAATCGCTTCGTTGGCTTTTACCCAACCCTGAACGAGTTCCTTATAATTGAAGCGAATATTAATAATCTTATCGATCGAATCTTGTGTAGCCATAATTTTATAGTTTCTTGTTTTTGCGTATCTTTGTTCTCAACCAAATCTCAAATCATCATGGCTGACATCTATGCAATCATCGGAATCGTAATGCTGATATTCGGCATTCTGCAAATCGTTCTTTTCTTCAAACTCTGGGGAATGACGAACGATGTACGGCGACTTACGGAACATTTTCTGAAATCAGATGGAAATGAGAATATAAACCTTCCTTTTAAAGAAAAAGATGGATCCGGCGATCTCATAGTAGGTATCGTGATTACTCTTATCGGTATTTTAATCATCGCTATTCTATTTTTTACAGTTTAATCAATTTGCACTCGCATATACCGTCCTCGCCGGTGGTGACGGAGTAGATGGCGAAATAGCATCCGTACACGTCGAGGTAAACCCGCCGCGTATAGTCGAGATTGCAGATGTCGGCCACGGTCAGTTTGACGTAGACCGTAATCATGCGGAACTTTTTCAGGATCCGCTGGTAGTCTGCATACCGTTTCGCCACGATACCCTCCGACCCGCCGAAATACATCGTGCGGGGGAAGTATCCGTATTCGAAATACGCCAAACCGTCGGATGTCGTTATATTCAAGGCGAGAATCCGAGGTGAAGGCTCGTTATAGGTTACATCGGTGGTATTTCCGTCTTTATCCTTTTTGACATCGTAGCATGGAACTACGGCAAATGTCGTCTTGTCGTGGATGCTGTCCGTATTGTTGATGAAACGATTGGCCGAAGCCGAGAAATTCAATGATACCAATTCATTCTCCCGCTCGATGTTCTCGTTGTCGATGGAGATGATACCCTGCGTGTTCAACATCTCGGCGTCCTCGTCGTTGTCGTAGTCGAGCGTGTTGGTCTGGGCATAATCCCCCATCGTGAACTCCGTCCCCTCCGGCCGCCAGATTTCGCCCCGATCATTCAGAATCACTTTGCGGCTCCAATCCTGAATCGTTGCGTCGAGATGACTGTCGACGATTCGTCTGTCGGTTTGCGTGTTCGGTGTCCGGTTGTCTCCCGAATCGACGATGCGATAGTCGTAGTCGATCGTGTCCGTCGAATTATAGAACTGATCGGGCGACATCATGCGGATCGTATTGCTATCCGAACTGTCCGGATAGGCGAAAAGTCCGGCCATTGTCATCAATGCCGACAGGAACTCCGCGTGCGTCATATCCGGCAGGTTCTCGGCTATCGGAAACGGAGAGGGGAATTGGATGTCGTCGAAATGGGGCGTGATGATGAACCGGGCCGAAACGAGAGTTTGATCGCCACCGTTCGTAACGAAATTTTCCAAACTCCACCAGACCACATCGTATTCCTCGACGTCGACTTCTTCCTTGTTGAATATATCCGACAAGGCAAAAACAACTCCGTTACCTATTCCGCTTCCCGAATCATAAACTGACAGCAACACCTGCTCTATGCCATCTGTTTTGCGGCCGGCAAGACGCAATTCGACCGGTTTCGTCGCATCCTGTCGATGTCCGTTAAAAACAATAGGCTTCCCGTCATAACTAAGTATCGACACGTCTACTACTTTCGTATTGGCAATATAGAACTCTTTATATTCTTTCACCTCCGAAGGCAAGCCCTTATTTATTACATCTTCGACAACAATCCCTCTCTTATCCCATACCGTATTATCCTTTTGATAAAACAGCGGATAATATCCATTATCGCTATTCGTAAAATAGGCAGAACTTGCCTCGAACCGATCCGAGTACCAACTATCCGGCCCTGAGTTTTTCGACACGAGCGGAATTAACAAATCATGACCGTCTATTCGACTTAGTGCAGTTTTGTCTTCTATTATAATTCCGTGGTACCGTTCTATTGCGTTTAATACGGCTTCCACGTAGATAGACGGATGCGTATATTTCCAGTATTGGCGGCTTTCTCCGGGTATGTACCAATTACCGGAAGAGTCTTTTGCATATTCGATAAGCGATGCGCCGAAATCAACTGCGATAAAACCGGTATACGGAGAAACCGGGCTATTCCTAAGTAAATAGCTTGTATCTTCGTTCCACTCGACATAATCCGCTCCTGCCACCTCGATGATCTGCTCGCGCAGATCGCGCAGCGAAGCGTCGAATAGCGGCTGGAAGTTGTCGATGTTGCCCCATATAAGACCGATATTGATTGTGTCCGTAATATCTATTATTTTGGCATACCCCCGCGTGAAGATCGGAAAGCCGCCGAGGTAGTACGCTGCCGAATGCTTCCCGTATACCGCCGAATCGTCCAAGATGTCGATGCGGTCGATCAGACCGAAGGCCTTGCGGTTGCGGGGCGTCAGCGGCAGATTGATCTCCGCGCTGCGGTTGCTCTGGATCACGTCGAGATCGTTGAAGACCGGCGACTGGAAGATCAGCGACGGCGTATCTTCCAGATCGCACAACTGACCGTTTATGTAGAGTTCCTTCGTCATAGCGTCAAGTGCTTTATCGAAAGTTCTACCGCGCAGTCCTGCATGCAGGCATTCGTCCGCGAGATGTCGCCGTCTTCGACATAGGCGTCGATCCACACCTTCCGCCGGGCGTCGTACAGCTGCACCTCACGTCCGGAGAGAATCGATGCGCACAGGTCGAACAGTTCGCGGTCGACCAGTCCGCTATGGAGCGTATGGGTCGTGGTCGCCGTGATCGTGCGGTGGCGTTCGGGTGTCAGTTTCTCGGAGAGCGTTTCGAAGGTCTCGTCTTCGGATACGTCGTCGACGCGCTCGGTCGGATGCCAGAGAAAGTAACGCATCAATCCCGTTGCATCGCGCCAGCGCACGAACGATCCGCTGTCGCAAGGATTCACCACGACCGTCAGACGCGCGCTCTTCACGGCACCGGTCGTGCCGCCCGTCGAGACGATCAACTGCCGCTCGCCGCCTCCGAATTCGCGGAAGAAGGTCATCGGAAGGGAGAACACGGGATCGACACGCGAATAGACCTCCCGCCGGCCGCTGTCGGCATCGGTGAAAGCGAAGTCCTGCATGGCGCCCGTATAGGAGTTGACGAGAATCTGCTCGCTGTAATCGAACGCCGGAAAGACCACGATCTTCGACGGCTGGGGCCAGCTGATCGGGGTATCGGCCTGCGCATTGTTCGTCATCGCGCGCGCCGACGCCCCTTTGAGCAGATAGAGCGGCGACGAGGCGATCGCCTGCCCGTCTACTTCGAGGCTGATCGTCGTTTGCGCATTCCCGTCCTGTGCGATGATTTCGAACAGATCGTCCATCGGGAATACGGCCGAACCGTTGATGATCGAACGCACCAACGTATAGCCGCCGACTTTGACAACGGCCGCATCGTATGTCGGCGCTTCGCTGACTCCGACCGTATTGTAGTTTCTCGCCAGCGAAATGGCGGGTGTTAATCTATATTTAGGCATAATCACTGATTGTTTCATTCAACATCGTAAACACGCTGCGGTCGAGCTGCTCGGAGAGTTGCCGGTCGATGTCGTCCACGGCCGGCTGCAACAGGTCGAACAGAATCTCCGTACCGCCGCCCTCGCGGTAGAGCACCGTGCCCTTGCTCCATACGTTCGCCGCCACGGCGTAGGCGTCGATCTCCTCGATGCCGTAAAGCCCCTCTTTGGCCTGCGCCCATCGTTCGATCGCAAGGAGAAAGGCATCGAAGGAGGCGTATTGCGCCTGCACATCGCCCGAAGAATACCCCTCGTCGACGCCGGCGATCCCCTGCCGGCCGACGAACGCCGCTTCGAAACCGTCGTCGTTCTGTTCGACCTGCGTTTGGAGCGATGCCGCCGTCGCGCCCGTGGCCCACTCCGGCACGCCGAGGCTGTTGACCCGCTTTCCGCTGCTGCCCGTCTTCGTTTGCAGATTCGCCACGACCTGCGTGCGCAGCGTATCGAACCGCGCTTCGCACACCTCGATGAATCGCTGCGGATCGAAATAGCGCAGTATCTTGTCGATACTATCCATTGTTGCAGGTCGAATAGGTCATCGTCGCCTCGCATTCGACTCCGCAGACCAGCTGATCGAATCGGGCGGCGAACGGGGTGATCTTCGTGACCTGCACCTCGACTCCCCGATCCCGCAATGCCTCGAAAAACTCCGCCGAGCGGTCGATCATCTCCTCGACGATCGGCATGACCTGCGTCGCGGTATCGGGTTCCGCTTCGCCGAGGTCGCCGCAGAAGAGGAACTTCGAGGCGCGCTTGTAGACGCCATCGAGATCCGTCGGCGTGATCGTCTCGAAGAATTGCCGCACGACGACCGGATACTCCGTGATCGTTCCCAGGATGTAGTTCGTCTCTTTAAGGCGGGCATAGATATACGAACCGAAGCCGCATGCCCCGGCGGCCTTGTCGATATGGTCGTTCAGCGAGTTTATCTTCACTCCCACGATACGGCGGGCCGGCGGCGTCTGCCCGACGACCCTGTACTCGTATTCCTTGTTGTCGGTCATCTTCTTTTGATTTTAGAGGTTTGTATCCTGCTGAGATTGCGCTGCTCGATCACGTCGTTCGTCGTCGACTCGAAGGCTTCGTAGACGACGCTCCACTCCATGCCGTAGACCGACGCGGGCGATACGGCGCCGTTCATGATCTGCACGTACTTGCGCACCACGGCGGCGATGCCTCGGTCGGGGCGGTCGATCTGCGCCTGCCGCTCCTCGTCGGTCGGTTCGATTTTCAGATCGGCGAATCTCTTCGAGATGGCCGCGAGCGTGTCCATGCAGTGCAGAAAGTAGCGGTACGCACGGATGAACCGCAAATCCGCGACCTTCTCTTTCGGGATGCCGAGCATTTGCGACAACACGTTGACGAAGTAATCGGTGGAGCGGTTCGTCGCGTTCAGCACCGCCAGATCGCGCATCGTCATGTGTTTCGGATCGCGGGCCGCAATACGCCTGTCCGGCAGCCACCGCCGATGCAGTACGCAGCATTCCGGTTCCGCCCGTCTCCTGATCTCTTCTGCAAACCTACGGCTTTCGAGGTTGAACAATGCCGCCCTGCCGATGATGATGTCCCGAACGGTGTCGGTCGATTTGACGATCATAATCCGAATAAGTTTGCGGGTTCGAAAATTGCCGAACAATAGTCCGGCACGGCCCCCAGTTCGACGAGCTTCGGCCGCAGGACGCAGCATTGGCGCACCATATCGTTCCAAACCTCTATGGCACGAATGCGCGGACTCGCTTCGTCCGAATATTCCCCACGCTGCACCTTCTCGCCGGCCGGTGTGCCGACCGTAGTATGCGTGCGCAGCCAGTAGAAATAGACATAGTTCGCAATGGGCGAGGTCTTGACCGCTTCGTTTCTGAGCAGCGCAACGATCTGCGGATTCTCCTCCGCCGTCTCTGCCAGTGCCTCACCCAACAGATTGCGGAGGAATCTCGGCTCGTAAATGGCGATGTAGGAGTTCGCCGAATCGATGAGTGCCTGAGCGAGCGCCGTCGGCTTGTCGTCCTTCCGATTGGCGATGCCGGAGATGTAGATCGGATCCTTTTCGAAATAGGTATTGTCGATAATCATGGAAAATGTATTTAGCGGGCGCAGGGGCGATCAAACCCCTGCGTCCTGAAATTACTTCACCGTTTCTCGGTGGCGCGGCCCAACTTGATGAGCGTCTTGGCATGTACGGGATGCACCTTATAGGCTTTGCCCTTCTCCAGCGTATTGCCGGGGCCGCCGGTTCCGTAGACCGTCACGCGATCGTTGAAGTCCACATTGGTCTTTTCTTCTTTCGTTGCCATATTCTTTTTCGTTTAACATGTTTGACTTAGGCTGCCACCTTCGAAGGCTCGGCAGCCGGTTTCTGCAAGGCGGCGATAATGGTCGCGAACGTGCCTTTGACGAACGCCCCCTGATCAACCGATGCGAAGTACGAGTGCAGACGCTCCTCGCAGATGACCGTGAAGAGATTCTTCTGGAAGTCGTCGTCGACCCACCCGAATTCGACGCGAATGCCTTTGTACGGGCGAACGTTCCATTTGCTCGTATCGGCAACGAGGAAATCGCCGGCCTTGACATAGGTAGATTCCACGATCTCCACCCCGCGGATGAGCCGGAACAGCTCGTCCGAGATGTAGCGACCCGTCGAATCCTTCGTCAGGTCGATGGAGGCCCGATCCGAAGGGTTGAGCATCACCACGTCGGGATAGAAGTTCAGGTTCCGCATCTGGAGGATCGCTGCGCGGATCGCATCGGCCTTGTTCGCCATTTCGACCGTCCCGTCGAGCGCGGTGGCCGTATAGGTGGCAGCAGCCGTGAAGATGCCTTTGAGATTCACGCCCGTGCCGTCACCGGTGAGCAGCTGTTTCGTGCGTTCCTGAACGAGCGACGTGCGCAGCATGTTGTCGATCTCCGACTGCATATAGTCGAAATCGTCGCGCATCTCGTAGGAGATTTTGGCCGATACGGCCACTTTCTTCGCCGTCGACGTCTCAGGGACATACGACCAGTCCATAGCGGGCTTCAAGGTCCCCTCGGCGATGAATGCAGGAGCGCCGTTGCCGGGCTTGCGATCCACCCACGTGATATTGGGCGAGTTGGTCGAGCCCTTGAACAACCGTTCTACGACGCGCGTGTCTTCGCTCGGCGCGTAATGGATCGTGCGGTCTACTTCGGTGTTGAGCGCTGCAACCGCCGCGGTATTGGCCGCCACGGTGATCGTCGTAGCAGCCGCTTTGATCTCCAGTTCGAGCGCCGTATTGCGTTTCTCCGCGAAAGCGCGTTTCGCCTCGTCGCTCGAAAGGAACGCCTTGATCTGCTCGCGGATCGTGCGGCCCTTGCCGGCGCTGCCGCTCATCGAACGGCGAATCTCGCTCCCCTGCTCCTTGAGAGCCTTCTCGATCTCCGCGATCTTCTCGGCCGACACGCCCAGTTTCCCGAGCGACGATTTTACCGACTCGACGATCTCTTCCTCCGATTTGATCCCCTCAGCCAGCATTTCGAGCTGGTCGTTGATGTGCTTGCCGAGCAATTCCATGCCCTTGCGATCCACATCCGAGAACTCCCCGCTGTCGGGCAGTTCGAATTTCTTGAATTTGAATGCCATGTTTTTCAGTTTTTGGTTTGACCTAATTTTTCGAATACCGAACTGCGTGAAGTGAGTGGCGCGGGGGCCGGCTCGGCTTTGAACATCGACAGTATTCTGCTGTGTACTTTTTCGTATTCATCGGGCGCGATCTCCCGTAATGCCTTGACATATCGTTCCATGTCGTCCAAGGCTTTCATGTCGCCGATATACTCCGTGTGCTCGTTGGCGCCGAAGGTGACGACCGAAATCTCGTGCAGAATAATCTCCTTCACGATCAGGCAGTCGAGGTCGGGATCGTAATCGCATTTGTCCCATACATACCGATAGCCTATCGAGAACTGGTTGAGCACCCCTTCGTGCATCTGCACCCATGCGCGGCGAGCGTCCGGCACGGCATCGAAATCCGAGAGCTGCACCGTGGCGTATCCGCCGTCGTCCTTCTCCTCGATCGACAGGATGCGGCCGATCGGGTTCTTCGTCTCGTGCTGCCACAGGAATTGTATCTTCCGGTTCGTCGCAGACGCCGGCCCGCGCTCCTGAATACTCTTGCTGATGCAACCCTTCATCAGCATGTCGCCGTCCGAATCGACCGTTCCGAACGAACAGAACTTCACGAGGATGATGTGTTTCTCCTCGTCCACGACATCGGCCTTCAATATCGGCGCTTGCTTGAAAGCCCCGCCGCGGCTCATGACTTTTTTATACAGTAGTTTGTTCATTATTCCAGAATGTTTGCAATGATGTTTTTCCCCTGTTGCTCGGTAATGAGACCGGAGGCGATCGCGTTGCTGGCAGCCGTCACGGCCGCCGTCAGCGAGTCGGCATACAGCCGCTTCGCTTCCTGGAAGATCGACAGGTGATCGAAATAGGGAACGATGCGGAATCCGTCGAACCCGTGCGCCGCGTTCAATACCTCCGATATTCGCTCTGCATCCGGTTTGATCGCATCGTTGTACAATTTGACCTCGGCCGCCGTAAGATTCGCATAGGTCGTACCTTCGGTGTCGATCAGTACATACGGCACTTGATAGGCATCGGCGATCTCCTTCTTGGCATTGCGCTGTACCTCCGTGAGATTCATGTCCTTCATGTTGGCCGAAATCTGCACGAAAGCGGCCTTCAATCCGGTCACGATGTACTTATATTGGCCCTTCATCACGCCGTATCGCCGCAGGGCCGCTTGTGCCTGCTCCCGATCCTCCTTGTTCTCCGGCAACACGGATGTCCGGAAATCCTCGCTGTTCAACGAGATGATACCCAATGCCCCTCTGTTGATGATGAGTTCGTTCTGCGCCTCGAATGACGACACGAAAGGATTGACGGCGTTCTGCAAGGCTGACAGACGCGACTGCGATGCTCCGAAGATATTCGGATTATAGGCCGAATCCCGCACGACGAACATTTGATCCCGATCGACACGAATTTGATAATCGTTGATCGAAACCATATAATAATCGATCTGCGGATCGGGCCGGAAACCGGTGAATTCGGAGGTCGTCACCTCCTGAACAAGCGGATTCGGAATCACGTAGAGTTCGTAGGCCGTGGGCACACCGACCGGCTCCCAGCGAAGAATATAGGCTTTTCCGTAAATATCCTTGAAGGCTTCGATCATCGCCGTGAAATCTTCGATCGTTTGAAAGTCATTCGGATGCTTCCACCTGTTCAGTTCCTCCGTGCGACCTGCGACCTGGCGAGCGTCGTCCGACGGATCGACAGCCCACCAGCGGGCGTTACGAATTGCCGCGGATTTCTTGGTCACGACCGAAAACAACGCGCTGCACCGTGCGTAAGCGATAGTCTGTCCGGCAACGGTGTCGCAGTCGATCGTACTACCGCTGCCCAATCCCATTGCCGAGAGAAAATCGCGCACAGAGACGAACCGCTGTTCCTCCGCTGTCGGAGTTCCGCACTCCGGTTTTGTCGTCAAGTCCTGACTTTTACTTCGCCACTTCAAGCTGAATCTCATTGCACATAGCCTTTGAAGCAAATGTAAGGGCGATAAAAGAGGGTTCTCCGAACTTTTCGCTGTTTTTTCATTTTCGGCGGTTGCAGACCCAATAGAGATACTCCATTACAGCGTATCGGGCCGCATCCCACAAGTGATTGAATTTGTCGATCGGCTGGTTGATCGTAATGCCGTTCACCGAATCCCACACATAGGAATTGGCCTCGGTTTGGAAATTACGGCTGCGGACGATATGGAGGCGGAACGATTTGACCATGTGAATTCCGTCCGTTACGGAACCGGCATATTTCTTCGCCTTCACCACGCTGAGCCCGCGCAGCAGCAGGCCGTCGACCATCGATTCGGGATTTTTAGCGTATTTGTCCGCCGAGTCGGCGAATATGGGCATCCGCCCGACCACCCCCTCGATCGCATCGTAGAGCAAGGCCGGATCGGAGCAGGGTGCATAAAACTCTTCCTTCATGTATAGATCAAGCCCCCGAAGCCCCAGACGGACGAGCGCCGTAGGATCGTTCGTAAATCCGAAGTCGAGGCCGAACACGACCCTTTCCAGGTCGGACGGAAATTCATCGATCCAGTCGATATTCGGATAGACAAGACCCTCTTTCGCTGCACGGATTCCCAATCCATAGACTTTCCATCGCCACTCGTCGGCCGTGCCCGCAGCAATGTTCGCCGGTGTAGGTTCATAGGATTCGATTTCTCGTATGACCCCAGGCGGGCAGAACGGATTGTCTTTGTATGTCGTGTGCGTAAAATAGGTGTGCGGCTGCCCTTCCAGTTCGAAGGCCCAATGTTCGGTATATTTGGGATTCCAGTCGCCGATGACCATCGTCGTGCAGCGCATCGTGATATTTTTGTACTGCTGCTTCGAGATGTCGTCCAGCATCTCGTTGATGTAGATGATGTCGCAATCGTATCCTTCACGGCTATCCATTCTGTCCAATCCGCGGAAATGGATCACGGAGTTGTTGATATAGTAGTCGGGATGTTGATTCTCGCTGCGCATCGCATCGGGATCGTAGACGCCGCGCAGGGTCAGTTTCTTGCGGAAATCGGCAAGGGTGATCTCCTTGCAGGCCTGCAACGTATTTCGATATACGAAGATATTGAGCGGGGATAGTGCGAGCGTACAGATGTCGTACAGAAAATCGAAGGCATCGTAGGTCTTCCCCGAACGGCTCGACCCTTCATTAAAAATCTTCAACACCGCATCCCGTTCCCTGTACTGCATGTACCGATACATGAGGTAACGATACACTTTCCCCCGATAGGTGCGGATGTCAGGCAGACGATGCATCGGCAGGCGGTGTTTTTTCGATCGACAACGCATCCTCCGCGTCTATTTGAATGACGACGGGAGCGACGGCAGGATTTTCTATCTTTCCGGATAGTTTCACCTCCTTCGGCGCTGCGTAACCCAACATGTTCATGATGCTGTCGAGACTCTTCTGCTTGTCGTAGCACTCGATCTTCACGAACTCCTCGACAATCTCATCGCCATTCGAAGCGATCCGTTTGACCTGTTTGGTATTGATCGACTTTATACATGCCTTCTCATCGTCCGTGAGCGACTCGAACTCTTTAAGCGACATCCAGCCGTTACGAATGCGGGTCGCATCCGAAAAGGCGATCTTCTGGTGCTCGCGGATGATCTGCAAGGCCGAGATGCCCGCAGCCTCGGCAAGGTGAGTTTTCAGATATTCGATCCTCGCTGCAACCTCGCTGTTTTGTAATAGCAGATAGGCATTATTCCATACCGTGTTATCGCTCATGTTCGAACATCTGTAAGCATAGCGATATGCCTCGGACGCATTACCGCATTCGAGGTACTTATTGCAAAACTTTTCCTGTTTGATCGTGAGCTTGCCCATATATGCAAAGATCGCCTATCGGGGAGACGATTCTTTCAACTTTTCGCTCTTTTTCATTGCCCGATATAGCGGTATTGTAGGTGTGCATGTAAATCATGCCACTCTTCGATCAGTCGGGGATGCCGTTCGACAAATGCCTCCCACTCGATGCGGCGCAGATAGATCCGCCCGTTGCGGACGACTGCTCCGAGTGTTCGATCCACTCGAATCGATTTCCATATCCAACGTGTCGAAATGCCGTACTCATCGGCTGCGGCCTGAATTGAGATAAAATGGTTCATTGCAAATCCCGAATTAATTACTACCTTTGTTCTTGGGTGAGGGGTGATTCTTCGGGATCGCCTCTTTTTATATCAAACAGTTATACCTGTTCTACTTTCCGGAATATTACATCCGTCCCATCCTCTCGTTTGTACCAACGACAGCTGCCTGTCATCTCGTTGTAAGAGCAATTGCCAAAACGCGCACAATCCCGACATGCACATCCCTCTTTATTTCGATCATAACCTACAACCTCTACGGTCTCGCCTTCATACTCGAACCGCTCGCCGACCGGACGAGTGTAACGTTTTTCATCTCTGGGTTTCATGGTTCCCTACCTTTCGAGTTTCACTTCCTCGTCCATTCCGACGATACCCCGCCGGCGCAGGCGCTTGATAAAGTTCTTCATGTTCAATGCCTGCTCATAGTAACAGTCCTTTTCGACCTTGACACGCGATTTGCGGTCGCTCTCGACCTTCATGTTCTCAGGATTCAGCCACGAATCGGCCGACACCTCCACTTCCGCTCTCGACGCTGTCCGCGTAACCGTATTGAATTTATAGAGGGTATGACCGGGTACCCGAACCAGCTGCCCGATCAGTTTGTATTCGTTCTGCTTTCGTTCGACGGCCTCGATCTACGCTTTGGCGATCTTATCGTTCGTCACGCCGTCGTGTGGAGTCAAGATGTCCATCGTTCTATTCGTTTTCGTAAATCGGTCGCCAGCCGATAACGACACCGTGATGTCCGAGCGTATTACTGAAATAAGAGTCATACCAATATCCAACGGAATACATAGTTTCGTCATTCCCAACAAGTTGTATTTTCAATAACACGTCCTTGCCACGCTCGGGTGAATCCTTCGGATTGCGCCAGCGGAGCAGTTCGTTCCGTTCACTCATAGCACCTGCAACAAATCCACGTCTTTCCAGCATAGATAGATATCCCAATCTGACCGGAAGCATTTCGTCAGGATCAAGGGGGTCGATTACGGCTTCTTTTGCCCGTTCTTTAATCGTTTTCATATTTCGTTCAGTTTATAGCGACCTTTTTTATTCCGAAGTAAAAGTCCTTTTTCTACCAGCCTTAAACAGATAGGGGAAGCCCAACAACTATGGTGTGCTCCGGAAAACCCGAAAGTTCGAGCGTGTTCAGTCCCTATCACCGACGGCGACACATAATCTTTACCTTTCAGGTAGGATATTATCCACTCTTCGCTTTTCGTCAGTTTCATATCTCGTTTAGTTTTTGGATAAATGATCTCAAATCTTCACACAGTACAGGGTGGCAATCCCTGCCGATCCCGCCACAACCGTCCTTGTATTCGCAGGAGGACTTGAATGCCTCTACCGCTTTTTGCCGCATCAGCTGCTCGGTATCCTGCTCGGCGAGTTCGGCCGCACGGGTCATTGCAGCCCGGAGCTGCCATTTGGCGTGGTCTGTCATCTCCACCGTGAGATGATCCATACACCCGTCGATAAATTCTTTTGCTTCTTTGCTTTTCATTCCTCGGTCAGTTTTTGGATAAATTCGTCGGCTATCTTTTGGGGCATATCGCCTTGAAAAATGCCGCCCATCATTTCCTTGACAATCTTATGCGCTTTCTCACGCATCCGTTCCTCGGCCTCCTGCTCGGCGATTTCGACACACTCAACCGCTCGGCCCTTCATCATGGAAGGTGCTGCATCACGGCTATTGCCAACGGCATATTTTTCAATAAGCTCTTTTGCTTTTTGGCTTTTCATCATTCACCTCCTTTCAGCATTTCGGGGTTGTCGTGGATATTCCCGATGACCCACATCTGATATGAATCATCAAAGCAATCGGAGATTTGAAAAACATCAACGTCCCCAAAGTTCACGACGAAACATCCGTTTTGCCATTCGACAACTCCGACGCTTTCAAATTTGTCGGTAAGGACGTCGCCCTCATAGACCTTTCTCGTGTTCTTGTCTTTCATCCCCGTGTATTGGCCGACGGTAGCGGGATCGACCTCCCATACGCAGGGGTACGATGCAATGAAATGCCTTACCTCGCCTTCGCAAAGGCCTTGATAGTAGAACCCTGTTACCCAGCCATCAGCAGGGCCAGTTTGTGTATTGTTGTCGAGGCGCTTGCCTCTGAATTTAATTTCTCTCATATTCACATTTGGTTTTACCGGTTATCACCGTTCCCGTCGATCACACCGCGTTCTTATCGGTGATTTCACCCACTTCTGTCATCAGTCCGAACAACATGTAGGTGTCATGCTTGCAACGCTCCATGCAGGTTGTCATCGCCTGCTCTTGATACTCATTCAATGATATCCTCGCTATTTTGTCCTATTGAAAATTTCAAACAACCGATTATAAATCTCTGCAAAGCGTTTTCGCTGTTCTGTATCGGTCAATGTATTTGTGAACTTATGGGCGACAATCCGTTTCCTCTCATCCCATATTATTCGGGCCTTATCGACGCCGGGGACAAAAAAGATATTCGGATATTTGCGCCATTGGATCAATGTGCCAGATTCAACCATCGTGAGTATCTCTGCCGGAAGCGTCTCTTTCGTCGCTTCGACAGAAAATATTTTCCCTCGTTCTCGTTCGATTGCATTCTTCGTTTTTTCGATTTCTGCCTGTAAACGTCGGAGTGAATCATTCTGTCGATCCCATTTATCGAGTGTTGACCGACCGTTGCGCTTATCATTCAATGGTTGACCGTTAGATTGTTTAACACAATTGAAATGGTTTAGCAATCTGTTATCGAAGAGCTGCTGTTTCTTTTTCAGCGATTCTTCGAGGATTTCAAGGCGTTTTGTCGATTTCATTGCATCCATCATATCTGTAATTATTTCGAGATTTTGCCAGAATCTCGCTATTTCACCAATTCGAACTCGTAGACCACGACCCACGGATTGCGTTTCCATGTTCCCCGTCCGGACACCTTGTCAATCAGCGAAGCGAAGGCTTCGCGGGGAGTAGGGAATAATTTCCAAGTTCTGCCGTCCTCGGTATCTACATACGATTCTTTGCTCCAATCCTTGCATTTTATGCCTGGAACATAATACCCAATTATCCCGCCTACTACTCCCTCTTTCAAACAATCCGCCTCCGAAATATCCTGCAACCGTTCGCACTTGATTCCGGTGATGCGAATTTGATGGGGCATCAACTCGGCCTTAGTAAGCATCTTGTTCGTCCAACCAGATGGTTTATCATCATCTTCCCAAGCATACGGATTGACACAGTTGGAGTAGTCGAAAATATCTTGATATCTCTGCGCCACGGCCACGACCTCGCCGACCTTGTAGGACAGCTTTTTCTCAGCACATACATCGCCACTACGCCCGATGATTTGGACGTATCCTGCAAAAATTCGTACCTGTACGTCGGAGGTGGACTTGATATTAATCAGCATCATCGCCATGGTCTTTCGACCCTCGATGACCGCCTGCGTCAAGCCGTAGCGGTCGTTGAACATAATCTTTTTCATCCTTTATAGTTTTTGAATTCCACACTCTTGAAAATCGCCCGATGATTGCACCAGCGGGCTAACCGTTTTTGAGGGCACGTTTTCATTTAAATTCAAATTGTAATTGTTTATTGCGATAACCTAATCCCATACAAGCCAAGCCTATTTCGTTATTCGAGAATGTCGTTATCGGGTTTACGGTGCAAGGAAGCGACTGAAATCTACACCAGTCACCGTCGCAATGTTCACAATTAAAGCAAAGTTCCTCGGGAGTACTCCACCAGACAGTGCTTTCAAAACGACCGTGATCTCGGCTCAACTGTTTCCATGTTTCCCAGCGCGAACGGCGCATTTTATCGGACATATCTCCTTTATGCTCACCGAATAATTCACTCCACCTGATTCCCAATGTTACCGTTTTCATAATTTCTCGTATTCATTTATCGTTTCGAAAATCCGCAGCGCCACCTGCGGGACTATGGTGTTGCCGTAGGCTTTGATCGACTCGCGGCACCATGCCGGAAAGGTAATTCCGTCCAGTCCGGCGGAAAGCCCATCATCTGGGCCACATATCGGGGATTCAGTCGGGAACCCTTCCCAGTTCGGGACGGATGCGAAATCATGACGTCGTGGACGACTCCGCTCTTCCGCTTCGCATGACTGAGAGGAAACGAATTGTTTTTCGCATCGCAGGCCGTCGGCGTCGACAACAGCCCCATCCGCGCTGCAAGCGCGAGCGTCGGCCGCTCGGATGCACCCTTCGACAAGCTCCTGTTCACACGCCCGCTCCCGCAATCCGACGCGACCGGTGTCGGCAGTAGAGCCGGCGGCAATGGCTCCGAACCGCTCTTGCCATGAACTTTCAGCCCTTGCGTCACCACGGTGGGCAACAAACCATGTTCTGTATCGCAGATGGGGAGCACCGACGCCCGCAGCTGGTATAAGGTACGCTTGTACCTCATATCCTGCCGCCTCCAAATCAGCACACACCTGCTCGAAAACCATTCCCTGCGACCAATTAACGATTCCGAGAACGTTCTCGCCCACGACCCAGCGCGGTCGAACAGTCCGAACAACTCCGAGCATTGCGGGCCAGAGGTAGCGGTCGTCGGCCGTACCCTTGCGTTTGCCCGCGAGGCTGAACGGCTGGCACGGGAAACCGCCGGTGAGCACGTCGACGCGGTCGCGCCAAACGGTAAAGTCTGTTGTTCGTATGTCTTCATATTGTTCCGATTCGGGAAAATGATACTTCAATACGCGCCGGCAGAACGGGTCGATCTCGCAGTTGAAGACGTTCGTCCAGCCGGCCCACGCGGCCGCCAGGTCGAAGCCGCCGATACCGCTGAATAGGGAGGCGTGCGTCATTGGTACTCCACCGCTGCCCTGCGATCGATGAAGAAATGAATACCCGGTGCGCATTCGCTCCACCTGTTATCGTCGAAATCCGGAACTTCGACTGTGGCACCGACGGTGTAGACGAAGTTTTGGTCATGGTCGGAACGAACGGTATCCTCAGTTGCCTTGGTGCCGTCCATGTTCTGAATCTCCATGACGTATGCTTTATCGCAACGGCATTTGTGTCCCGTTGCCGAACTGCGTCGCGCATCTTCCGGAATCCGTAACTTTACGATATGCCCAGAGGCTTTTTTCCAACCGATGAAACTACCCTCGGTCGGGCATGATAGATAACATCCTTTGGCATCGCGCAGGTAGGCACCGCACAGGTTGGCATCGCGCAGGTCGGCGCCGTACAGGTTGGCACCGCGCAGGTCGGCATCGCACAGGTTGGCACCGCGCAGGTCGGCATCGCGCAGGTTGGCATCGCGCAGGTTGGCATCGCACAGGTCGGCACCGTACAGGTTGGCACCGCGCAGGTAGGCACCGCACAGGTTGGCATCGCACAGGTCGGCATCGCACAGGTTGGCACAGCGCAGGTTGGAGCCGCGCAGGTCGGCACCGCACAGGTCGGCATCGCGCAGATCAGCACCGCGCCTAATAGCGTCCAAAACCGTTTCGGTGATTGTGTTTCCCTCTTTCGTGTATTCAAATACGACCGAGCCAGTCCAACGGTTGCGGATTTCTATTTTAATCTGTTTCGTTGATTCCATTGTGGTAAAAACTTTTGTTACACTCCTTTCGGAACCCGATAATGGAGGGTACGTCCGGGATAATGATAATCGAGAATCGGTTTGGCGAGGTGTATATTTCCTTCGATCAATGCCGCCAGTCTTCTGCTGGATACCGTCAGCGTCAGCCGATCCCGCGTTATCTCCACGCCTTGAAGATCAGTCAGCATATCGCGGCATACAGCCACCGTCGACAGCCTGTCGTAGATTTCATGCCAGCATTGCAGAAACCTCACCGGATAACGCAGGGGTTCCGACGTCTTTTCTTCGGTCCATGCACGGGCCAATGCCGCCTTGTCTACGACCTTCTCTCCCTTGCGCATCCATCCGGTAGCCTGGTAGTGATTAACGAACCTGTCGACTTCGTTTGCAGGGTTTCGGAAATTTCGGAAAAAGAAAATCTCGAAAAATTTCTCTCTCTCTTCTTCGCGCGTTTCGGATTCAGAAACAGAGACAGAATCAGATTCAGAATCAATATCAGAATCAGATACAGATTCAATAGGGTTTTCGCGGTTTCCTGCCGGTTTTGAAGAAAAACCGCCGCTTTCCGAAAAAACCGTGCGGTTTTCTTCGAAACCGTCCGCTTTTTTAGGCCGACCGCCCTTGCGGCCGTTCTCGCGGTTCTGCTCGCACTCCGCGTAATACTTTTTGGCGTTCGCATCCAGCGACGCACGGATGAACCCGAAACAGAGCGTAGTCAGTTCATCCATTTCCGGCAGCTCCTCTTCCGTCGCGTGCGCATAAATGGCGGTCAACAGCCTGCCCCGCTGCTCCATCGTGAGCATCTTGATCTGCGGAAAGAAATCGTGCCGCAGAAGAAACGTCTCTTTATTTTGCCTGGCCATGATGGTTATGTTGCTTTTGGTGACACTCCGCACAGAGTGTAATCAGACAATCCAAGTGTTCTTTTTCTCTGCCTACGATGGATTGGCCGTCGACGTAATAGGTCTTGTGATGGATTTCCAGTGAATAGCTCCGTCCGCAAAGCTGGCAGCGGTGGCCGTCGCGAAGACGCACGATCCGGCACACCTCCTGCCAATAATCGCTCTGCAATTGTCGGATATAGCTACTCCTCCGGCCCCGACGATGTTGAAGTCTGCTCATAGGTCGCTTCATTCATATCAATCCCCAGCACGTCGAGGAATGCCTGCTTGTTGGTTTCCAGATTGGCAAAGAGGCTCTGCTCGTCCCACGAAGGAATCTTCTCGACTTTGCACAGTTGGAACCGCCCATCGATCCATGCGTAGTAGAGATAGTGTCCGCACAAGGCCATCTTTACCGTCGTATCGCTCGGTAAATCCACCTCCTTCTCTCCGCGCTTGACTTGATAAACCAGATCGCGGATCTGGGTAACGACAGCTTGCAATTTCTCGCGGGCATCCTTCGTCAGTTGCTTACACTGCGCCTCGATCTCGGCAAGCTGCGTTTCGAGTCTCGGCTGTTCGTCCTCCATCAACTCCGAATAGTTGGCTCGGATAGATGTTCTCTCGTAACTGTCGAGAAACCGGACGGCTTTGGCATTGGTTACGCTCTCGGCAATAAATTTTCCCGACAGATGTTTTCTGATTTCGTCCATGTCCTTCGCCCCTTCGAAGATTACACGCGGGAACGACACGTTTTTCGGCAGTTTGAACTCCGGCGATTGCGGAGCGTAATTTTTAAGATCGATCATAACCTATTCAATTTGATTTTATAATATTCTATCAATTCCCGATAGTCTCTCTCATGAAGGAAGACTGTCAGGTGCTTCATCCGTTCCAATTCCTCGACTGCTTCCACTCCGTACAATTCGACCAAACGACGGCGGTAAGCCTTCAGATTGCCGTATTTATGTCGATTGCATATCCTGCATTGGGCGTGGACGTTTGTTTCGTTCCACCGTGTCGCCGTATGCGCTCGGCCGATGTAATGACCCGCATCGCAGGTATCGTAACTTATCAATGCTCCGCAACTGATGCAGCGGCCGATCCCATTCGGGCAATCCCGCCGTCGGATGTAGCGGCTGAACACTTCGTCCAGCGTCTTAATCGACTTCGACATCGGGCAGGTATTGCGGCAGCAGCTCCGACTTGATATAGCCGGGCAGTTTGCCCTGAATAATTCCGAAGGCACCCTCCTCGGCCAGTGCATCGAACCCAGGCCAACTGCCAGACGCTTTGCAGCGCTTCACGATGTCGAGGGCCTGCGCATATTTGTATTTGCCGATCTGCAAATCCTCCGCATCCCAGAAGATCAGGGCGAGCTGGAAAGGCGCGGTATTTTGGATCATCACCATGAGCGTTGCCGTAAAGGGGCGTCCGGTGATTTCGCTGGCCACTTTCAAATACATTCCTTCGGAAAGCTCGTAGCGGTACTTCGCGCATTCGTTGTAGAAAGCCTGCACGGAGGACGCACTCGTAGTCTTGATCGACAGGATGGCGTTGATGCCGAAATTCTCTTCCAGCAGCATTCCGTCCGGTCGAATCTTCACCTTCATGCCCGTATCGGGATCCGTTCCGTACATCGATGTCTCGGCCTTCACGTACTGCATCAGTTTCGGGAGGATGCCGCCGCCGTAGGTTTTGTAGGCGATGCGGATCACGTCGACGATCTTCGCGTCGTCCTCCTTGATGAAGGTATAACCTGCCTCTTTCGCCGCGGTGTGGAGCGTATCGATCTGCACACGCAATGCGCCGATCTTCTGATCGGACAGATCGGCATTCCCCTGAATGCCAAGAAGCTCCCAGTAGTAACGAATCAACCGCCGGCAGCCGGAGGCCGTGGTCTTGCTGGCTTGCGGCAGGACGCGAACCTTCGAGAACTTCGATGGCTCCAAGATGGCCGAGTGGACGAAGGTACCGAAGTCGAAATGGTGCGTATTCTTCGATTTCAGCTCCGAGGTGCGGGCGATCAGGTAATGGCGGGGCGATTTCAGGGCTTCTTTCAACAGGCTGCTGCTTTCGCCCGCATGGGAGAGGTAACGCTCCATGCTATCGGACACGACCCTGCCGTTCACGTTAAGCCGCTTCACCGGTACTCGATCCGGCCGATCCGGCAACTGCCGGATATGCTCCAGCAGTTGCTCGAACGGTGTGTACTCCTCACGGTCGAAGTGTAGCGCCGCAAGCGGTTCACCCGCCGGTGCTGCACCCGTCAGATCGAAAACATCGAAGCCGAAATCGCTCATTGCTGTTCTACTTTGAGGGGGACGATCGCCCACCGGTCAGACATGAACGAATTGGTCGCATTGCGTTCCTTGCCCAGGTAGGTAATCTCGAAGGCCATACCCGGACGGATCGTTTTCTGAAAATTCTCGAACACGGCCGTCAGTCGGCGGCTCGCCTGCCGGACGACGCGCTTGCGGCCATCGACCGGTTCCACGAAATAGGCGACCAACAGATCGATATCCTGTCCGCTCTGCTCGTCGATCGATTTCTCGGAACGGAGTTCCATGAAAAACATCCGGCGTTTCTCGCCTATCTCTTTGGGCGACCAATACTCCGAACTGATCTCCAAAGGAGCCAGTTGGGCTTTACTCAGATCGGGCATCTGCCCTTCGAACGCATCCGCATTCGGAATCAACGCCGTGGCGTTGCTGGTTACTTTTGCTTCTTCCATAATTGAATATGTATTAGTTGAGTTGCTTTTCAAGGATTATTGCATAGTCCGGATATTCTCGGCCATATTGGTCATATACCACGCGAACGCATACCCTGTCGCCCGTGTATTCGGCGTAGCGCTCCACGCTGCCGTCGTCGTGGCTGCCGCCGATGCGCGATTCGTATTCCGCGTAGAAATCGACCGAAGTCGTCAGACCTCTATATTCAACCTCGCAGGTTCCGGATTCCAGCCAGAGATCATGGGTGATCGCTTCGTTAATCTGTCTGGCGAACTCTTGCAGTTCGGAAGGAACAAGATGTATTTTCGGTTCCTCCATACCGCAGACCACCACAATCGGCTCGGCTTTCGACTTCGTGTGCAGGTCATATCCGTAACGGGCCGGTACACTCAAACTCGGATAAACCGCGCATTCTTCTTTTGGCGTTTTCATGCTTTTCTCAGAATTTTGCATGTTGACGATTGTAGATTCTCCGCATGGAGTTCATCAGATCGGGGAACGTCCGGATATACCCCATATCGACCGAGAAGGCCAGTTTGCGTTGCAGGTCGTCCAACGCCCGAAGCTGATTCGGCGATGCCGTGTTCCGGATGTCGCGTTCATGCTTGTTGAAGACGATCCAGTTCAAACCCCGCGCAACCTGAGAATAATCCACATCCGGAAGCGCGGCGATCGACCGTGCAAGTACGTTGTAGTTGTCGCCCGCATGATGCCGGTACTCGATCAGCTGGTCGTAAACGAATTTCACGACTTTAACCTCGAAGCGGGGATTGAGCCACATCGCAAACTTCACGAACAGGTACGGGTGCATCCATGTACCGCCGTTGTATTTGCCGCGTGTTTTTAAATATGCCAAATTTGGCACCTTTAAATTTTCCTCCTCCATCAGCGCCTCGATGAAATCTTTGGTGTTCTGATTTTCAAAGAAGTCCTGTATTCGTTTGTTGCTGTTCTTGGCTTTGTTCCATTGCGCAAGCAACGACGTCGCGTTGAACATGCCGTCTCTCGTGCGTTGGTATACCTCGAATTTACCCAGCGGGCGGGTCATGATGACATTGCTTTTCATCGTTCGTTGAAGAATTCGTTAAACTTCCGTTCGAAATATGCTCTGTGCGCGGCCGCAAACCCGTAGGCGGCCAGGATCGCACACGAGAAAAGAACAAGGATCACAAGCTCGGCCATAACATATGTGGTTCGGAGAGACGTTTGCGCTCTCGATAGAGGAACAGATCGCGTTTGCGACGCTGAGTATGGACTCGTTTATACCATATGCACCAGAAATAACCGGCTACTCTCTTCCAGAGAGGCGCGGGCTTCAATTCGAATGAATCCATGACTATCGGTTTTTGTAAAGTTTTTCCAGTGATGACAACTGATCCTTAACGCTATGCACCGAGGCAAAACCTCCGGTAATAACGTTGTCGCACCAACGAAAGACGATACTTGCTGCACAGCGGTAGAAATGCGCAGCAGAGAGCGGATTAGATGTAGTTCCGTGAAGAATGCCGATAAGGTCGGCTTTCGTGAGGTGACTGTACGGGTAAGGTACGGATGTAGCCCCGCTACTGTTCTTCGCGGGTCGGCTACTTTCAGAGAGGTTTGGCATGGGTCTGAAAGTTGATATAAGTACATAAAAAGAAGGGCGAGCCTTCAAAAAGTCGCCAAACTCTCCACTTCGCAAAAGGAAGTGCCCGAAAACTCGCCCTAAGGCTTAAAGATTATGTACTTCGCTTACACGAAGTGGAAAGTTTGGCATTGCAAATATAGCGATTCATTTTGAATTTGCAAAAAAAATCATAGCTTGTTGTATTCCATCAACGCCATATATGCCTCGTGACGTGACGACGATGTTTTCAATCTTCGTGGGTGCTCTCCCTTGCTACGCGATCCCACGAAGGCGCTGTACAGCCAATACGTGTATTTTCTATTTTTTATCGAATAGCTATGTACCCACCCGCTGACCCATCCTTGGGTTGGACGAACATACATCCCGTTAGGAAGAGGTATGAGAAAATCGTCGCTTCTTAAATTGCATGATACCTCACGAAATCGGGCATAATCCTCTTCGGACAGCTCTGCCCATCTTATCTGATCATCTCCGGATAGCGGAAGCTCTTTATATTGGTCATCAATGTTGAACAACGACCGTCTGGCTCGGACACTATCAGTTGTTTTATGGTCTATCATCGACAAAATGAGATTGTATAGATGATTATCACCACGGGATTCGTCAGATAATACTGATTGAATATGCTTCTCCGGTTTTCGGAGAAACAACAACAACGCATCATGCAGGAAATCTTCCGCATAGGAATCCATCCCAATAAATGCCGATTTGCGCCGGCAAGCATTAAGCCATCTGGAATAATACTTACTTATGGTTGCTGATAATTGTCTCGATACTTGCGGTGACATCTCTCGGCATTATTTCATTAGGATCGTTTCTGCACACTTTCGACGAGACTCCAATGTCGAGTGGGTATAAATATCCAATGTCGTCGAGACTGTGCTGTGACCCAACATTGTACTTACCGTTTTCACATCGGCCCCGTTGGTAATCAGTGTCGAAGCGTACGTGTGTCGCAATCCGTGAAATTTGATACACCGCGATAAACCTATCTTATTGAGTAATAAATTCCGATAATAGCTGCGATAAGTACGCGGTTCGATGAGTTTATCCGAACCGGAAATCACGTAATAGTCCGAACGACAAGGCGCAGCAAAGGAGATCAGGATATCTGCAAGCCAACTCGGAAAAGGTACGGAACGTTGGCTGTTGATCGTCTTCGGGGACTGGATGACAACCTTGGTTTTGCCAGTTGAATAATCGACAATCCGTTCAACAGTACGGTTGACTTGCAGCATATTGCTCTCTAACGATATATCCGACCACCTCAGACCGCAAATCTCGCCGATGCGAAGTCCCGTGCATATTACAATAACTACTCCCAGTGTGCGATAAGAAGGATGCTCTCTGAAATATTGTACAATCCGCCTCTGTTCGTCGAGGCTATAAATCTGAAGCTCCTCTTTCTTGGAAACCAGATTTGCCGTAGGATATTTCAACTTAAAAGCAGTGGGAACATTCATGTCGTGTTCATCTACGGCATATAGCAAAATCTGTTTTAATGTAATCTCTAAATCCTTCACCGTTTTCATCGACAAGCCTTCTTGAAACTTTCGGCCGATGAATAGCTGTGCATCATTCTTTTTGAATGACTCCACATCCATGTCTTTCCAGTAAGGCAGAATATGGCTGCGAAGCTGTTGATAATAAGCCGACAGGGTACTATCCTTCACAAGTCCTACCTTGGAGTGGAACCACTCTTGTGCTATGACATCGAATTTCATAAATCCTCCTTTTTAATCGAATAAGTCGTGCTGCATTGGCTTATGCACGTGATTAGCATGCGTATAACTCAATACTCGATCGTCACGAACGATATCCGAAAATGCCAGCCCATCATTCTGTTCGTTAAGAAGCACATAACGGGCTTTGGCCACATTTTCGAGAACATCCCCATGGAACACTTCGCCCATCATACCGCGAATAGCCATATTCAACAGTAGAATTGGAATCGATCTATCTGAGAGTTCCCAGCAAGTGAATATACAGGTGTGCGGTTTGAAACGCCAAGGCAATTGCTTCGATGCCAACTCCCACCAATACTGAATAATGAGCCCTCCTGTCCCCGCAGTAGGTTCGTGGATAACACCTTCGCGCGCACCGGTAAGTTGCGTTTCAAGCATAGAGACCTCCCGAGGTGTGAAATCTTGACCCTTCTTCCGCCGCTCGGATAACTCTTCTTCGTAGACCTCTTGAAACCAATCGTAGGAAAGATCGCCTGCATGGCAGCGGATAAGTTCGCGAAATACGTCGTCGCGGACTTCCTGATCCCCGAATAGCAGGCTCATGATACATTCCGGTAAGGTACGGATATCGCGCGTACCGAAAACCGTGATAAGTTCATCTTTTTTCATTTGTTTTTTTATTTTGTCGCGCCGGCAGGATTCGAACCTGCGATTTCACCTCCAAAGGGTGATGTGTTTCCCCTACACCACGGCGCACTGGATTCATTTGTCCCGGTGGTCCTCGCTGCTCATGTCATCGCAGCTTCGGAGCCTATGCCGGTCTTTCGCGCATTTCGGCTATTTGCTTACTCGCGGAGGTATCTGAGCCACTGGCGTAACAACTATGGTCGCTCTACAGCAGTTTAGTTAACTACTCTTGTGGCACCCCGACCTCACGGGTGATAGTGTCGTTATCAGCGTTGGCGGAAGTTGATAACGGCCTTCCGCAGCCGGATAGATGGAGCAGCCTATCACCGCTGGAGATATGATAACGGTTCTCTGCCGGATCGCTTTCTGCCTTGCGGGCTGGGGTTGTATTGCCAGCGATCGAACCCCTCACCTCATAGGGTGGCTATCGTTGTGGTGTAGGCAGGATTCGAACCTGCAACGAGCCGTTAGTCGCGAGTCGGCTCTCGTACCGATGACGTCTATCCTTCGTGCGTCTACCATTCCGCCACTACACCATTTGCCGGTCTTTCCCGGCCGTCATCCTGCTGCGAGCCTCACGGAGGACAGCGAGGAATCATCACACTGATTGCCTATGCGCATTGGAGGCGCGCAAACCTTTGCCAAGCCCCGAAGCCGCAAAACACCCTTCTCTCAAAAACTCCAATCATGAACACCACCGGCTTCGGGGCGATTTCATATTCATTTCCTGCGTGCGCTCTCGGAGATACGCAGTGCAGCGGCGGCCCGCCTGTCGCCCGAACGGACGGTACGGGATTCGATCCACGACAGTAGCTCTTTTTTCGAGAACACCGTGCGGCGCCCGAACTTCTTGTACGGAATTGCGCGTTTGTAGACGAGATCGTAGAGCGTGGCGCGTGTGGTCGGAATACCTTGTACTGTCAAAAACTTTACGGCGTCCTCGACGCACATCCTGTCTGTCTCGACGGGTTCGTTCTTGCGCCGGAAATCGGCGAGTTTCGGAAGGATCGCAGATACTTCGTCGGCGATGATGGCGCGCAGCTGCGCTGGTGTCGTTACGATGATCGAATCGTCCATATCGAGCCTGTTTTATTAAATTGTACTTTTCATAATCCGTTGCTATTCTTGCACCATTCACGGTTATCATAACCCCCACGGCGATCTAACCCCATGCTCTCGGAAGATGCGTTGCAAGGCATCCCGCTCGGCAGGCGTATGTGCAACCTCTCCGTCCTGTCGTGCGCAGTATTGTGTTCGGCTCAATCCTCGCACAAATATCCCATGCAATCGGAAAGGCGTCCGGCCTCCCAGCTGATAGCGAATCTCTCTGCGTATATTGATCGATTCCGCCCGATCGTTGCGCTGATCGACCTCGCGAATCCCTTTTGCGAAAGCATTATGCTGGATGTCTGCGTCAGAATAAATTCCAATCATAATTTGCGTATTTCGTTTATTTTGTAGATATTTACACTTTGAATCCGTAAATATTTCCGAACGTTTGTATTGTTCGGTTTTATGAGTGTCACCGATTTGTATTTATACATCCGACCTATGCAACCCGACAACGCTAACCTTGAAGATGTTCTGAAGTATGCAGATGCCCTTGCAAAAGATCTATGCTCACTGACGAACGAACTGGCTATTTGGAAATACCGCGTTCACTCCACGATGTTCATAGCCTCGGCAACAATCCTTACTTTGGCGTGTTCATTAATTCGGCCCGAATCGGACAATCCGGAGTACATATCCGCCTGCTATTCATGTCGTTTATATTGGACAAACATTGCGACAGTATCGCTAAACGGAATATGTTTGCTTGCTCTTGGTCTCGTTCTATATCGAAATATTTACGCCACAAATCGGGTAAGGCGCAATATCGAAAAACGATTCGATACCTTAAGTCAAGAATTGAAACTTCCTCCCGACGTTGTTTCCGTCGACGGCGAATACAAAACAATTTCAGTCTCCGGTAAATTGATGTTCTTTTCGGTTTGCGAGTGGGTTGCGTATGTTTCATTTGCTTTTGTCGTTATCGGGTTGATGTTACGTTACTTTTTTATGTAGATTGGAATTTGTATATATTTACACTCTAAAATCGTCAATTCTTCCGTACCTTTGTCGTGTTCGGTTATGTTGATGACGCAAATATCAGGAATATATTTCTAATATCAAATAAATACATAAGAAATATTCATAAGAAAAATTTATGAAATTTGATCTTCGTATATTTAGAAAGCAAAAAGGCCTAACACAAAAACAGGTTGCCGAGTTTTTAGGAATTGGGCAGTCTTTTGTTTCTCAAATGGAGAGGGGTAAAGACGCTACTCCCAAAGAGACTATTGCGAAACTTATAGATAAGTTTGGAGACATTCAGGTTGATATTGCCGAATTAAATGAAAGTAAGACCACGATCGGCTCTGGCAGAGTGATCCCGTATTATGACGCCGAGGTTGCAGCAGGAACCGAGTACGGTATGGAGATGATGCAGACGGCACCCGTAGGTGTAATCGAAATAGGCGGCCTGCTCAAAGACAGCGAATTTGCGATGCGTGTCTACGGCAATAGCATGGTTCCGAACTATCCTGCCGGATGCGTGATCGGGCTGCGCCAATATAACGAACATTTCATTGAACCCGGAACTGTGTACGTGATAGAGACGGAAGAAAACCGTTTTCTCAAACGGCTGTATTACAGCAAGGATAAAAAGGCATTCCGCTGCATGAGCGACAACCACATGAAGCATGAGAACGGCCCAATGGAGGGAGAATATTTCTACCCTGAATTCGAAATCCCGTTTGAAGATGTCCGACGGTTATTGCGGGTGACGGGAGTAATTAAGCGCAATATTTTATAGGATGATTACAATAATATATTGTATTATGAAAAAGATTTATCTGTTATCATTCTTGATGGTGATCGTTGGGATCAGTTGCGAAAAGGAGACTGTCATCACTATATCCAACGAATCTTTCGAAGAGTATTTCCCGTATCATGAAAATGGGAAATCATATAATGAACCTTTTCGATATGTAGGAGAAGATAAGAATGGCGACCCTATATGGAGATCATTATATGAAATTGAGGAATCCATCAATCGGTGTACAATTGAATTTAGTAATAAAAATCATTACATAAATGTTGGAGAAATTCCGTCTCTGTCCATATTACAAGAATGGAATTATTTAAAAGAGCGACCGCAAGACTATGGAGTTGACGCATTCCATATTGTTGCCTATTTCACCTTTACCTATGAAAATATAAATGGGAATTATTATATAAAGAATTACCACTACACTACAGATGCTCGCATATTCGGAATGAACTATCTTGAATTCGATTCTTCGAACGGAAAAATCGGCAGGTGGGTTCATAAAAAGTAATGTGATAGATGTGGATGATGGGGTGATCAATTCGATGTAATGCTATTAATCTAAACTTTAAAACTATAAGATATGGAAGATTTTTTTGTAATGATGCTAATTGTATGGGCGGTGGGTATCTTGTCAATTATATTATTCTTCAAATTATGGAGGATGACAAATGACATTAAGAAGATTTGCATTTCTGTGGTAAAAGAACCGCAACGAGGCCGAAATTGGATGGTTTCTACGATGCTGATGAAAGGCGAGTCTCCGGAAATGATAAGTAAATATTTAATTGAATCTTTTTCAGAGGATATTCATAGACTATACAAAGTTGGATATACGGAACAGGCGTTTACCCAATATGCAAACGCAAAAATCACCCAATATAAAAAGTTATATGAGTTAATTGGAATAGAGATGCCAGATAGTATACAAAATGCAAATACAATCACAAAAGTAAAAACCATTTTTCATCAAGGATGATAACGCTTGTCTCGACTCTCCGGCAGGCTTGTCCCTTGCGATAGCATTTTAATAATACCTCATGGAACTGCAACCCATCCAAAGTAAGATATACGAAATACGGGGCCAGCGGGGTG